AATTTAACAAATATTTTAAATTATATTGATTATAATGTTCGCGCTGAACAAGAAAAATATAATTTGCCTCTATATTCAAATTATCAACGACAACCTGGATCATAGGTTTTCCCCTAACCTCAATTAACGGTTTAGGAAAGGTATATCCAGCTGCAGAAAATCGACTACCAGCACCAGCCATAGGAATTAATACATTTAATTTAACATCTTTCCATGGCAAAGAATTATTACTTGTTCCTTCTATTTTATCCATCATATTATAAATCCTCTCTAACATATATTGCGAATTAACTTCTTGTGCATTATCTACAGGCAATAAATTTGCACCAGAATCTAATGCACCCTGTCTACCTATATGACTATCTTCAATAATTATTGTATGTTTTGGTAAAGCATTCATAGCAACCATGCATTTCCAATACATTTCAGGGTACGGTTTAGTCCTACTCACATCTTCATTACTAACATAATAATCAACAAATTCTATTACGCCAATACTTAATAATGCTAATTTAATTGTTTCTCGTATAGAATTACTAGCAACAGCAATTTTATAACCGCGATCTTTTATGCTTTTAAAAATTTGTTGTAGCAATAATTCAGATTCAAATTGTTTAATAAATTTAAAAGTTGCTGTTTGTTTATCTTGCCAAATTTTATCGTAATATTTTGGCTCTAACCCTTTTGATTCTGTTAATAATTTAAGTTTTTTTGTTGTATTTAATCCATCATAAATACTTAAATGTTCTTCAATACTAATTTTATATTTCGCATCAATAGAATTTAATGCTTCGTTTAATGCATAATAATGTAGATTTCTAGAATCAATTAGTACGCCATCTAAATCAAAAATTATCAATTTATTCATAAAGTATCGTTAAATTTATTAAAAAGTACAAATGGGTCGTGCCCAAGTTGATGATCGGGAATTGTATGTAATTCAAATAATTCCGGTTGCATTAAACTAGAAATTAACCATAAACCTTGATCATCATCAACAAAACCATTGGCAAATAATAAATCCTGGGAAGATTTCATCATTTTAGACAGTGGTGACCATAAAGATTTGTGCGCAACAACTTTAGCTCCAAGAATATACACATCATTATTTGCAATAATATCTAGTACATTTTTATCATCGTATGATTTATATGAAAATAAATGTATTTTGGTTGGGTCAAAAGTAAAATTCCAAGATGCACTAGAAGGAATCTTACTAGAATCACGACAATACCCGAAATCGATCCAAGCAACCATATCTCGTTCAGGTAAATCTTGTTGAATAGCCTGATCCACAAAATACGCTTTTAGATTCGTAACCAAAACATAATCTGCATTCCAATATTCTGGATTAAGTTTTTGAGCAGGATCGATTCTATCTAAGAAATAATCGCTAAATTGTACAGCGCAAATAGCTTGTCTGATATTCTCAAAATCGGTTAAATCAACGCTAATAACGGTTAATTTTGCTGGTTTATCGATCGCCAGTTGCGTTAGTCGATCAACTAAATCTGAAGATGTATAGACAACAATATCAGTATCTAATTCTAATAGATACGAAAATCGTTCAATATAAACATCAGTTGATCTATGTAGATAATGAGGTAATCCGCGATCTGGAGTCCAATTACCTCTACCAATATCAAAAAATGCTGTTACAATACTAATATTACTCATGATGTTTTATATACAAAATAGTTAGATTTCGGTTCTTGATTATACTTAGTAGCAATATATTTTTTCCATTCAGGAACTCTATCATATTGATGTACAATACTAAACACAATTCCCGTTGACGTTTTTACTAAGTTATCTTCCCAAATAGGTTCAGGTTCTAATAAATTAGGTCTAAAATTATTTATCTTAGAAGGATCTGCAGTCGTTCCTGCATGACAAACAAAACCGCTAGACTGAGAATTAAATTGCGTAATATCTTTATAAGGTTGCGTAGCCATCATTAAATTAAATACTGCCTGATCAACAATAGAAATCGGGCGATTAATAGAATTTATGAATATATGTAAACACAAATCTTTCACATAATCAGATTTACCGCCAATTACTCCAACATTAAAAATTTCTGAATCTTTAAAGTCGTTATGGATATAGGGACCAAATGTTTGTAATAAATTATCATTACCCCAAGATTCATCTTTATATTTTAAAGATTCAGAACCAACAATTAAATCAGTACAAATATATTTTTTAAATGGATCTAGTTGAAAATAAACATCTTTAACATCTGTTGTCAACACATAATCATAGTTATCGGAGTATTGTTTTAAATAATCGTAAATAAATAAAAACCTTAAAACATGCGGAGGAAAATTTTGTTTTCCTCCGATATCAATTAAATCAAAACCTTTATCTGATAAACATTGTAATGTTTCTGTTGAATTATTACCAACGATTAAAACTTTATCTCCACCAAATCCGATTTCATCAATAGATTCAACCCATGGTTTTAATTGATTGTAATCATAACCAATAGCTGCTCCGATAATTAAATTCTTTGCCATTCGAACTCCATCCAATCTATTAATCGTTTTATTACATCATTAGATGTATGACCGTCCCATTCAGGCGCTTTTTCCAATTCATTAATTTCATGTAGATTATCCCAGAATTGATCTACAGGCAAATGGTAAGTTATTACACCACTCGGAAGATTCATCCCAGCAATAAACCAACCATCATACATAGTACCATCATAATGTAATGAGCTCTTCCACGATAATGATAAATGAGATTTCATTAATGCAGCAAATAGCGTACATCTATGCGCATATAATTCATCAAATGTATGATAACCATCACTAATTTTTCCAACTTCGCACTCTATCGTTACTTTACCCATTATTTTCTCCAAGGAAAATTTCCATCATATTTTTGAGCCATTTTATAATTACCATGTTCAAAAAATTCTTTTGTTACTGAACCCTCATTACCATCTAACCGATAATTTACTGTATATTTACCAGTACATTCATATTTCGGGAAATATTGAGCTAAAGCTTGACGCACAACTCTGTCTTGCCCCCAACCACCATGCCATGCTCCAGCAATTGCAACTGCAACTTGTCTTTTCAAACAATAACAATTAGTGTCTATATGATATGTATTAGTCCAGGCTTCCCATTTACCTAAACTTTCACAATCATCGTAACACAAAAAATTACCTTCTATATCAGTTATATTTCTTAAACTATAAACCCAATCTGAATCTGTATCCTCTAAAGTTTCAACCATTGAAGAAATATGATTAGGTGAATAAAAACAATCTTGATCAAGAAATAAAACATAATCGCTATTAATTAAATGCGAAAAAGCTGCATAAATTCTATGACCATAAAAACCATTCGCACCTACATTATCCGATAAACAGATAAGTTGAGTATTTAAATGCGAATGATGATTAACTACAATGTGTTCAACTTTACTACGATAATCTTTTCCGTCAATAACAATTAAAACGGTTAAATTACTATAAGTTTGAGCGGCTAAACTTTCTATTGCAGTTTTTAATGTTTTTGAACCTGTAGTTGGAATAATTACTGCTACAGATTTCATACTTTAAACCCCTCAAAAGATTTTTTAGGTTGCGCAAATTTAGATTTATAATCAAATTCGGAAGTATCTTGACCCGAATCAACAATATCTAATTGAGCAGAATTTTCTACATCATATAATTTCATATATTTCCTATCAACACCAATAACAAATCGTTTTGTCATATTTAAATCTCGATAACGATTTTTCAACTGTTTAATCATCATTTGATTAAGTTCTATTAACTCTTCACTATTAATTATAGCGCACATAAAATCGGCAATATGCGTAACACCAAATGACTCGGAAACATCAGTCATATCAACGTCGCTAGAACTAGCTGCTCCACGAGTAGTTTGTGTTGCTGTTACTACTGGGATATTAAATTCTTGAGCAAACCCGCGCAATTCTTGAGCAATAGCTTGAACATATGTATACGAATTAACGCCAGCAGACATTTTCATTCTAGCGCTTGCACAAATATTTAAATAATCAACCACAACAACATCAGGAACAAAATTCTTTTTTAATCGCAATTCATTTAATAATGTTCTAAAATGATTAACGTTTGCAGAAGCAGTAGGATATTCTTTAATAAACATTTTACCTACAGTTTTAGATTTAAGATAATTCATCTTTTTATCGTATGAAGGTTTATCCATTTTCATTAAATCGTCCATACTAATTCGCAATAAATTAGCATCAATACGTTTAGCAATTTCTTCTTCCGCCATCTCGCAAGTAATATACAGTACATTTTTACCTGCTTGTTGGAAATTTGCTGCCCAATCGCACATCATTAAACTTTTACCTCCATGCGGAGGAGCTAGAATAACATTTAATGTTTTCTTTGGTAATCCGCCATTAGTTATTAAGTTGAAATAATTTAACGAAAATGGAACTCGATCTTCAACTTTATGATAATAATCGTATCTAGATTCAGCGTCATCTAAATAATCATGACCAACGCTATTATCAAATGAAATAGATAATGCATCTGATAACAATTTAGGAATACTACCCTTAGATAAATCTTTATGCTTATTATCTAAAATTGTAATAGATTCGCGAACTGCGTTTATCACAGCTCTATCTTGACAAAATTCTTCAGTTTTATCAATTAACCACGATAAATCAACTGTTTCAGCAACAGACTCATGCAATTCATTTAACAATTCTAATGATTCTTTATATTCATCATCAGAAATCTGTTTTTCGTTTAATTGGATAATTAATGCTTCATATGTCGGTAAATTACTGTATTCAGTAATAAAAGAAGATATCTCATTGAAAATCATTTTTTCATTACGATCATTAAAATACTCTTGTTTTATAAACGGCAAAACTTTTCTTGTATATTCATTATTATAATGAAGATTTTTCAAAATCAGTTTGTTCAGATTCAATTGTATTCTCCGCGCTTTTTTGTAATATCGACATTAAAATATCGCCAATTTTAGTTTTAAAATCAGCGGTAAAAAATTCTTCTTCAGTATAACCAGCTTGATCAATAACATTAAAATTAAATGATAAAACAGCGTCCTCAGAAGTTTCATTAGCTTCAGAAATATGTACATTTGAATAAGTATAGATAACATCCTCGAAAGGGGAAGTTAAAATCTTAATTCCCGCATATCCATTTACCTCAATAAAATTATAACCTATATCTTCTAAATAGTCAATCATTATTTTTCTCCTACCAAATATTAAACCAAATTCCAGTTCCATGAACCCAAGCTACGGGAACCGCAATGGCTCCAGCAATTAAAAATAACCATTCGCTGTTTTGAATACATGTGATAACATGAGTTATCCAAGCAGCTAGTCCCCATCCAATAAATAAAATGCAAAATCCAACAACACCCAAATATAATTGTTCATCTGATGTCAATTTCATATTATTCCTCCTCACCACTAAATGTTTCTGTAATAACATCATCAGAAATTGAATTATTAGCTAATAATGCTCCATGAGAAACTTGATAATTTTGTTTAATCCAAGCACAAAAAGATTTATCTAAAATAATAGAATTCCAAAAGTCATTCGAATCAGTATCTTTAATACGATATTTTTTATCTTCAATCTCACCAGTATTAGTATTTACTTTTGAATACCAACCATTACTTGGTTTTACTACATGACCTGATTCAAGAGCAATATCCAATAATCCACTCCATTTTGAAATACCTCCTTCAAATTTTACAGTAATCGGTATTTTAGATTTTTCTCGTACATAACGAGATTTTTCAATATTAATAACAAAATTATATCCAGCTAATTCTGACCCATCTTTTTCTTGTTGACGACCAATAATCCAAATTGTATCTGACGAATAAATTGAACCTGTACCCCCAGAAACAACATCTTTGGAGTATAATTCCATAGTCTTATAGGTATGGTTAATAACAATTAATGGAATATCTTTAATTGTTAAACTTGGAGTAACAATACGGAACAATGATTTTAACTGTTTTGCTCTAGTCATATCAACTGTTGATTTACCATCAAGAGCATCTTCAACTTCTTTTTTAGATGCCAAGTTACCAACAGAATCCACTAAGATAATAACTTTATCTTCATGAGACAACTCATTTACTTGTTGACTTAGATCAAATTTTAATTGTTCAACATCTGAGATTGGAGAATGTAAAACACGGTCTAAATCAATACCAACTGAAGAAAAATATGCTTGAGGAGTACCAAATTCTGAATCATAGAATAATAATACCGCTTCTGGATATTTGTCCAAATAAGCTTTCGCCATAATTAACGAAAATAATGTTTTAAAATGTCGACTTGGACCAGCAATAGTTGTTAATCCTGGAGTCAACCCGCCATCCAAACTACCAGATAGAGCAATATTAATTGCAGGTACTGATGTTTGAATCATATCTTTTTTATTAAAGAATTTAGATTTAGATAATACTGCTGTTTCTTTAATCGTACTATTCTTTTTAATTTTATCTAATAAACTCATAGTTAATATATTCCTTGTATTTTGTATCAATTATATAATAATCTGGATCATTCCAATGCTGTAAAAAACTCATAAAAAACTCATAATCAACATCTTTTGGCGCCAAATTCGTTAAATCTACAAATTAATTCTTGATTTAATTCAGAATCGGGTTTTAATAGTTTCGAGTTTAACTCTAATTCACGTTCATATTTTAATTGATCAATAAAATTTTTATAGATTACACAATCACCGTAATAGTCATCACCATCAATAAAATCTTTACCATGAATTAGAGCCATAAATTACCTACCTAACTAAAAAAATCTTCAATACTATTCATTCGTTCATGAGACCAACCAACAGCCTCTAACATACCATTTAATGGATCTAAAAATGTTTTTTCGTACTGTTTCTCATAATCAACATACTTATCCAACCCAAATTCAGGAGGTAATCCAACTGAAAATGAAATTACTTCATTTTTTAATGGATTAGGTTTTTTCAAATAACAAAACTTAATATTCTCACCTTCACCAATATTTTCATACTTATGCTGAAGATTTAATTCTT